GCGCCTGGACGGGTGTGACCAAGGCCGCCGATACGCAGGCGGCGCTGGCCGGCGCTGGCGCCCAGAACCAGGCGCGCAAGCAGCTCCGCAACGAGGCGATGGGTTTACAGGGCGATGCGCTCAACATCGGCAGCAACTTGCCGTCGCAGGCCGGCAGCTTCATGAGCACGGGCATGCAATCCGGCAACAGCGCCGTCGGCAACAACATCAGCAATCAGAATAGCTGGCGCGCCAACATGGGAATCATGAACACTGGCTTTGAGGGCGCGATGACCGGGTGGAACAACTCGGCGAACATCTGGCGCAATATCGGAAAAGACCGAACCGATATGCTCAACTACAGCGACAAGATGCGCGCCGAGTCCATGCAGGGAATGATGGGCGGCGCTGGCCAGCTTTTTGGCGCGGTGCTTGGCATGTCCAGCAAAGAAGCCAAAGAAGACAAGCGCGAGGTCAAAGGCGTTCTCGAAGCGGTCAAGGAAATGCCCGTCGAGGCTTGGCGCTACAAAGAAGGCGTCGTCAATGACGGCGGCGAGCAGCACGTCGGCACTTACGCCGAAGACTTCCAGAAAGCCACCGGCCTTGGCAATGGCAAAAGCATCAATCTCATGGACGCCATCGGCGTCACCATGGGCGCGGTCAAGGAGCTGGCCGAGAAGGTCGAAACCATCAAGGGCGGCTCGGACGGCGACGAGAAGCCGGCCCCGCGGCGGACCGCCGCGCGCCGCGGCAAGAGCATCATGAAGGAGGCCGCATAATGGCGATCGGTCAGGAAACGGAAGGCCGTGGCATTGGCAGCTTTTTGCAGCGCTCCCAGCGGCAATGGGAACAGCAGCGCATGATCGAGGCGCAGGAAGAAATGCGCCGCCAGCGTGAAATGCAGGTCGAAGAAGCCAAAAAGGAAAAGTCGCAGGACGGCGGCGGCGAGAAAAAGAAGGACACGTCCCCGGCGTCTAAGAGCGGGCTGAATACGCCGTCATCGTCGATCGCTTCGATCGGCTCGAACGCTGTAACCTTGCCGGCCGCAGCGCGCGCAGGCGCGGGAGCCGGCGGCGCAACGCCGGTCTCTTTCGGCTCAAACTCGATGGCGATGTATACAGCGCTCACTGACCTTGGCGTAAAGCCGCAGGTCGCGGCCGGAGCCGTCGGCTCGATGATGGGCGAGAGCGGCCGGCGCATAAACCCCGCCGCATACAACCCGAACGATCGCGGCAAGCCGTCAGGCGGCGCGCTGCAATGGCGCGCGGAGCGTCTTGACGGGCTCTACAAATTCGCTGGCACGCGCGACATCAACCAGATTCCGATCGATACGCAGGCGAGGTATATGCAGCAAGAGCTTCTTGGCAATGCGCCAAGCAATGAGAATAAAGCTCTCAATGCGCTGCTCAATGCTAACACCGTCGCAGATGGCGCGCGGATATGGACCTATAATTTCGAGCGGCCCTATGACAAGCCGGGCGAAACCGCGCGTCGCACGCCAATGGGCGAGCAATTCTGGTCGTCCATCCAGAATGGTTCGGTAGTTTCGACCACGCCGAGCAGGCAAAATCGCGACGCAGGCAACATTCGTAATCCCGTGCAGGTCGCCGCAAACACGACCACGATGAATGACGCCTCGCCGACGCCGCGGCCCAGCGGCGAGGTCACGCCCGGCTCGGGAGCAACGCAGACGACGCCGCCACCGGCAACCACGCCAACAACAACCGGAGCCGCGCCGAATCCCGGCGCAAGCGCTCCCCTTCCCCCGCGCCGGCCGAATGACTTGAATCCGGAGTTTCCGAACAATCGCGGTCAAGACCCTGGATTGCCCCCGCGCCGCCCGGAAATGGGTCCGCCCATGACAGCCGAGCAGCCTGCGCAACCTGCACAGACAAGCGCACAGCCGGCACAGCAAACCGACACCGATCCGGTCGGCGGCTTCTTGAAAGACATTGGTTCGTTCTTCTCCGGCGAGCCGATCAAGGACAAATACGGCCGCGAATGGGATGCGCTCTATGGCTTCGAGAAGCCGCCGGGCGAAACCGCGGCGGCTTTCCAGCGGTCGAATGAATCGGCCGCGGCCAGCAATACGCCGTCCATGCTCGACCGTTCGAGCGCGGCGACAGCCACAGCGACGTCGGCTGATGCGTCGTCGAAGTCTGTCTTTAGCGACATGCCAGACATCGGCTCCGGCTTCTCCGGCGCGCTCAATTTCTTCTCTTCGCTATTCGGTTAAGGAGCGGCAACAATGTCCGGCTTTGGATATGGCATCGGCAGTTTCATGGAAGGCTTGGCTTCGGGAATCCGCAGCGGCCAGGCGATTTCAGCAAGAAACCGATCGGAAGCGCTCGATGAACGACGCCTCCAAATGCAGGAAGAGGCGGCGCGCCGCGACGCGGAAAATGACGCCTATACCCGATCCGTCAACGAAAAGAAGATGAAGTGGGCGGAAGAAGATCGGGCGACCTCAAAATCCAATGAAGAGCGCTTGCTTAAAGAGCATGAAGCCGATCGCGCCTGGCAGGAAAAGCAGCACGGATGGTCCGAGCAGGATCGCACGCGACAGGAAGCCGATCGCGCGGCCAATGCGCCGCTTGTCGAATCAACGCGCAAGGCGGCGATCCTTGAACAGGAAAACAAGCTCAAGGGCGCGCAGACCGAGGCGGACGTCCGCAAAATGGGCGACCAGGCAAAGACCGATTACGAGGGGACGAAATCAAAATCGATCCTTGTCGGGAAGGACGAAGCTGGCAACACGACCTATTCCGTGGACGGCGAGAAGGCCGCCAGTAAGGAAGAGGCCGAAAAGATTTTCGAGCAGCGCCACGGCTCATTCATGGACAATTATTACACCAACATCGCGCCGAAGGTTATGGAGAGCTATATCCAGAACGGTCAGCCGGAAAAGGCTGAAATGTTCCGGAAATATCTCGACGCCGACCAAGGACGGAAGGCCGTTGAGATTGGCGGCCGGATCATGCAGTCGTATCTCTTGGGCGACATAGACGGCGTGAACAAGCACCTTAATCAGCTCGTTCGCGGCGGAAAATACATGGTCACAGATGGCTATGACGTTAAAGGCGAGCTTTTGAAGGACGAAGGAGGCAAGTCCGTTGGTCTGCGCATCGTGTCCAAAAACAAGGCGACAGGCGAGGTTTTTAATAGAGACTACACTGGCGATCAGCTTGCAGAAGGCGTCGCAGGTATCGCAAATCCGACAGTCCTATTTGAGCATGGCCTACAGTCGGCGGCGCAGGCGCGCGCGCAGGCGGCCGAAGAGCGCAAAAAGGGTCTCGACACCGGCGCGGACATCATGAAAAAGCAGGCGGAGCTTGGTGATCCAAACGCTCTGAAAAAAGAGCTTTACGACAAGATGATCCAAAACGGACGCATCAAGGCGAACATGACCCCGCAGCAGGTCGGTGAGATCGTCAATCAGGAATATGACGCGATTTACGGCAAGGGCGCGGGAAAAACGGTCATGCCATCCGGGATTCCAACGGTCACTTGGGGACCAGGCCGATAAGGCTTCAATATCGGATAGTTTCGGGGTATAAATCGGATGATTTCCGAATTTACTCCGGGGCTATCCGATGGTCGACTCAACGCTCTATCCCGCGTCCGAAGCATTTAACGCAGGCTTGGAGGCGACAGGGGTAGGCGATACGGCTGCCGGCCGGTCAATTTTCCAGTCCCGTGAAGCGCAAAAAGCGCCCGGCCCCGATCCGGAAACGATCGACGCTTTCAAAGCGGCCGCCGTGAAATACAACGTCCCGGCCGACGTCCTGCTTTCGATCGCCGAGAAGGACTCGAATTTCAACGCCTTCAACCGCTCGCGCGGCCCCGGCGCTAAAGTGCGCGGGATCATCAATGTCTCTGATGAGGAAGTCTCGCGCGGCGAAAACGGCAATCCATACGACCCCAGCCAAAACGTAGACGCTGCCGCGCGCAAAATCCGCTCCTACATGGACGCGGGCATGTCGGTGCAGGACGCCATCAAAGCCCATGCCGGCGGCGTCGATAAGAGCAAATGGGGACCAGACGTCGAAGCCTATGGGCAGGACGTCATGTCCCGCACGCAGCGCTTGGCCGAGCAATTCATTCCCGAGGCCGCGCCGCGCGTGGTCGAAACGGAAACGCATCGAGACGCCAAAGGTCAGGCGGTCCCGCCGACGGTCGAAGAACAGCGTCAAATGTTCGGCATCACCGATCCGGGTCGCCCCGGCATTGGTCAGCAGCTTGGCGAAGACGTGCAGCGCGGCACGGCCAATCTGGCAAACATCGGCCGCGGACTGAAAGGCATGGCGCAGGCGGCGGTGGGGGATGAAGCCGGCGCGAAAGCCACGCTCGATGAATACGTCAAACGCGAATATCTCAACGCTCGCGAAAACCCGGCGGTCATCGGCAGCTATAAAAACGTCAAGGATTTTGGCGACGCCGGCCGATATGCGGTTGAGGCGATCGGCGAAAACGCCGCCATGTTCCTGCCAGCGCTCGCCACCGGCGGCATCGGCGCAGTTGCAGGCCGCGGCATTGCGGAGCGCGCGGCGGTTCGCTTTATTGAGGATCAGGTCGCAAAAGGCATGAGCCGCGAGGCGGCTGAGACGCTGGCCGCAAAGATGGTGGAGCGCGGGATCACGGTCGGCGCGGCCGCCGGCGCGGCTCCGTCAACCATGGGCATGGAAACCGGCTCGATTGGCGGCGACATTTACAAAGAGACGGGACAAATCCGCCCTGGCGTTGCGGCCGTTGGCGGCGCGGCCGCCGGCGCACTCGATCTTGTCGAGCCGGTCATGGCGATCAAAAAGGCTTTTGGGCCGTCCGTCGCTGAGCCGGTCAAGGACATGGTCATCAGCGCGATCGCCAAGCGCGTTGGCGTCGAGGGCTTGAAACAATTTGCGGTCGAAGCCGGCACCGAAGGCTTGCAGACGATCATCGAGCAGGCTTCGACGCGCAACGTAGACGGTAAGGCGCTTTTTACCCCTGAATTGCTCGACGAGGTGGTGGATTCTGCGCTCAAGGGCGGCATCGGCGGCGGCGTCATGGGCGTCGGATCGCAGGTCGCCAATGAGATTGCAGAGCCGCGCACCGTTCCTGAACCTGCGCCAGAGCGCAAAGAGCCGACGATCGAGGCAGGTTCTCCCCCGCCGCCGCCGGCCGCCGCCGGCGAAGCGGTCAAAGAAATTGCCGCAGAAGCGCCCGGCCGCCAAACCTCCGCAGATTTGCAGGCCGTTGAACAGGCGGCTCCGAAGCCGGCGACCGCGCGTCCCGGCGGCCAAGGCCCACTGTCTCGCATCCTCGAAACGGGCGCGCCAGAAGTGGCCCCGCTGGCGACCGCCGCCGGCGAGCGCGTCACCCTTTCCGACGAAATGGGCAGCCTCACGGGCGCCGTCATTTCGCAGGACGCAGAAGGCGTGCTGTTCAAGTCGGATGACGGTCTCGAGCAGTTAATCAGCAATCAGGACATTGTTGACGGCAAGGTGAGGATCGCCAAGGGCGGCGAAGCGCCGGTTTCCCAGGCTCCCGCGCCAGTCGTGGAGCCGGCCCCAGCGCCCGTTGTCTCTCAAGAAGCGCCGGTCAGTGAGACGCAAGCCGCGTTGCCTTCAACGGAAGAGACGCAAGCCGCGCCGGCAAAAGAAGCGACCGACAGCGACATCGCCGAGCAGGCGATGGCCACGATCACCGAGCCGCCGGTCACGTTCAAGCGCACCTACGAGGATATGTCCGAGCCGGAGTTGCGCGATCGGATGAAATACATCGCTGGTCAGGCAAAGGCCGCCGGCGGCTGGAACAAGATGCTCATTGAAGAGCGCAAGAAGATTGAAAAGGCGATCAACGCGCTCAAAGCGCCCGCTCCTGCCCTGCCCGAGAATGAGAAGCCGGCGAGCGCGCCGTCGCCTTTGCCTACCGCGGAACAAGTCTCTGCCGATATGAAAGACGCCGGCGATCAGGCGAAGGCTACAGCAGGCTTTGACGCGGCGTCCGTTGCGCAGCGCCAGCAAGAGCGCGCTGATTTCGACAAGCGGTTTGCCGAAGCGCAGGCCAACTCCAAGGCGGCCATCGATGAAATGCGGGCCACCACGGAGCGCTTGCTTGGCCGGGACAAGCCCAAGGCGGAGGAACCCGCGCCTACCATTGATCCAAACAAACTGCGGTGGATTCTCAACAACACCTGGGGCGCGCGTCCGGCCGCACAGGCGGCAGTCGAGAACAACGGCCTGACGGCAACCCATGAGGTTACGGACAACGGCAAGGGCCGGTTCACAGTCGTTCCGAAGGCGGAAAAGGACGTGTCAACGCAATCGACACGTCCCGAAAACGTGTCGATGAATCAGGAAAAAATTGACACGTCGGCGCAAGCGCCGGCCGCGACTGAGGCTACAGAGCGCTGGGAATACCCACCGCAATCCGGTGAGCCAAAAGACCATTACGAAGGCAAAAAAGCCGTCGTCGATTATATGAACAAAGACATTGGCAAAGACGAGCTTATTAATCGTCTTTCCAGTCTCGACATGCCAGAAGGTGTGCTTCAGGCAATAACAAACCGTGTTTCCGATTTCGTCGAAAATGACATTCAGAAAGTTCTGACAAACCAAAAAGCGCGCGCGTCTGCGCCCGCGCCAGTCGAGACGAAGAAGCCGCGCCGTGACGCCGCGCGCCGCACACAGAAAAAGGCGAAGGCGGTCGAGCAGCCGGCACCGAAAAAGCCAGCGCCGCAGCAGAAGCTGATCGGCGAGAACCGCCGCGGCAACAAGGTATATGAAGACGAGAACGGCGTCCGGTCGTATGTCGAAAGCGGCATAAGGGTTTCAGAACCCGTTGAGATCGTCCCCGGCGGCCCCGCATCGTTCGACTCAAGCCGTCGCAGCTCTGATTTCAAAACTCGCGACGAGCTTGCGCCGCCGGCGGCCGAGAAAGCCGCCGAGCCCGCCGTCTCGCAAAACAGCGTCTTCACCGATGACGCCTACGCCGCAGCCGTCGCGCGCTTCAACAAGCGCCACAAGGGCTCAAAGTTCAATTCCGGCATTGATCCGGAGGACTTGGCCGACGGCATCATCATGGCCGGCTATCACATCGAGAAGGGCGCTCGCACCTTCTCCGCCTATGCCGAAGCCATGCTCGAGTCTTTGGGCGAGAAGGTTCGCCCGTTCCTGAAATCGTGGTATCTTGGCGTTAAATTCGATCCGCGCGGAGCCGGCTTTGATGGCATGGACAGCGCGGCCGCCGTCGAGGCGTTTGATCTTGCCTCGCTGAATGGAGAGCGGAATGAACCTGCAAAACTGGATCAACCAAGCGCGGGAGCACTGGAAGGAGTTCCAGCCAACGCGGTTCAAGGAGCTACAGAAGGCCGGGAAGCTGGAACCCGCGCTGAAAGAGGCGGCCGAGAAGACACATCAGGAAATGAGCGAGCTGGAAGCCCAGGGCTTTCAGGAATGGGAAGCGTGGGAAATGGTCAGGGAGAGCTACCTATTCCCGCCGGAAGAGCAGAGCCTCAAGGATCAAGAGGACAACGAGCCAGTGGCGAGCGAAGCGGCGAGACTGTTCAACGAGATCGCGCGTCTCAAGAGCGAAATCCTGCGCGGGGAGATCGGGGAAGACTAGACTCCGATCCGGCGTCCGGCCGTCCGGCTAAAGAAACGTCGGCTGATTTTGCGATCTCGGACGAGGACCGGATCGGCGAAGGCGGCCAGAAGACCAAATACAAAAACAACGTCGCTGCAATCCGCATCCTCAAGCGCCTCGAAGAGACCGGCGAGCCGGCGTCGCGCGCCGATCAGGCGGCGCTCGCCAAATACGTCGGCTGGGGCGGCATCCCGCAGGCTTTCGAGCGCAGCGATGGCGCGGTCTCGAAGGGATGGGAGAAAGAGGCGGCCGAGCTTAAGGAGCTTCTGACGCCCGAAGAATACGCCGAAGCGGCGGCATCCACGCAATATGCGCACTACACCGCGCCCGAGGTCGTTTCGGCCATGTGGGACGGCATGCGCCGCATGGGCTTCAACGGCGGCCGTGTGCTTGAGCCCGGCATGGGCGTCGGCAATTTCTTCGGTCTCATGCCAAAAGATTTGCGCGCGGCGTCTGCGCTGCACGGCGTCGAGAAGGACATCATCACCGGCGGCGTCGCCAAAGGTCTCTATCCGGCGGCCAAGATCGCAGCGCCCATGGATTTCCGCGACTACACGATTCCGGAAGGCTACTTCGACGCCGCAATCGGAAACCCGCCCTTCGCCTCGACCAAGATCAAAGACACGGTCAATCGAGACATCAGCGGCTTCTCCCTGCACAATTACTTCTTCGCCAAAGCGCTGAACGGCCTGAAACCGGGCGGCGTCATGTCGATGGTCGTGACCAGTCGCATGCTCGACAGCATCAGCGACGCCTCACGGCAATACATGGCGGCGCGCGCCGATCTGGTCGCGGCCATTCGCCTGCCAAATAACGCATTCCTCAAGAACGCCGGCACGCAGGTCACGACCGACATCATCATCCTGCGCAAGCGCAAGGAGGGCGAAAAGCCGTCCGGAGAGACGTGGTCAAAGGTCGGTGAATACACCAATGAGAAGGGCCAGACGGTCCCGCTCAATGAATATTTCATCCGTCATCCGGAGAACATGCTGGGCGAGTTTGGCCCGTTTGGCTCCATGTATAATCCCGACGAGCCGGCGCTTGTTTCGCGCGAGGGCCAGGACACCCCCGCGCTCCTGCGCGAGGCCATGGCGCGACTGCCGCAGAACATCACCAGCGGCTCCGCCATCGAGGTGAAGGACGAGTCGTCGATTGACCCCACGTCGATCGAGCATGTCCGTGTCGGTTCGGCCTTTATGCGTGATGGCAAGGTCATGCTGCGCGAGCCGGATCGTCTTGGCGAGCCGCAGGCGTCAGAGGCGACATTCCCGAGCGAGAAGGCCAAAGAGCGCGTCGTCGGCATGGTCGGCGTCCGCGACGCCTTCGCCAAGCTGCGCGCCCTACAGCTCAACGCCAAAGCGACCGACAAGCAAATCGAGGCGGCGCGCGCCGAGCTGAACGGAGTTTATGACAAATTCGTCCGGACGAACGGCTACATCAACGAAGAGGCCAATAAGCGCCTATTCCGCGACGACCCGTCATGGCCGCAGATTTCGGCGCTTGAAGACGGTTTCAGCAAAGGGATCACGCCGGCGGTCGCAAAATCGACCGGGCAGGCTCCGGCCAAGCCGTCAGCCAAGAAGGCTGCGATCTTCTCCAAGCGCACGCAGTCCCCATACGCCCCGCCGACCAAAGCGGCGACGGCGAAGGACGCGCTGCTGGCGTCGCTGTCAGAACGCGGTCGCATCGATCTCGACCTGATGCAAAAGCTTTACGGCAAGGATCAGGACGCCATCACCAAAGAGCTTGGCGATCTGGTCTATAACGACCCGATCAAAGGGCCGGTCACGCGCGAGGAATATTTATCCGGAAACGTGAAGGCGAAGCTGGCGCAGGCCATCGAGGCGGCCCAGAATGACCCGGCCATGCAGCGCAATGTGGATGCGCTGCGCGAGGTTCAGCCCCCGAATGTCGAGGCGATCGACATCGACGTGAAGATCGGATCACACTGGATTCCGATCGGCGTCATGCGCGAGTTCGCCGCGCATCTTCTCGGCAACAGCAACAAGCTGAAAGTCATCTATAACCCGGCGACGGCTGGCTGGACGGTCTCCGGAGATCCGGACACCGACGCCGCCACCCGCTGGGGAACCAGCCGCGCGCGCGTCTCTGAGGTCATCGAGGCGGCCGCCAATCAGCGCTCCATCGTTATCCGTGACAAACAGTCCGACGGCACCTACGTCCTCAATGAGGTCGACACCCAGGCGGCCAATGACAAAGTTCAGGCCGTCAAGGATGAATGGCGTCGCTGGGTATTCGACGAAGATAGCCGGCGCGAGACGCTGGCCGGTCTCTACAATGAAATGTTCAACACCAACGTCCGGCGGTCGTTCGACGGGTCGCATCTGACGTTCCCCGGAAAGGTCGGCGACGACGTCGTGCGCTTGCGGCCGCATCAGGCGAACGCAGTATGGCGCGCCCTCCAATCCTCCACGACGCTATTCGACCATGTGGTCGGCGCCGGCAAAACCTTCACGATGATCGCGGCCGCCATGGAAATGCGGCGCATGGGTCTCGCCAAGAAGCCGATGTTTACGGTCCCCAACCACCTAGTCGGCCAATGGGCGGCGGATTTCGTCAAGCTCTATCCCAACGCGCAAATCCTTGCGGCGACCAAAAAGGATTTCGAGAAAGAGAACCGTAAAAAGCTCTTTGCCCGCATCGCCACCGGCGATTGGGACGCCGTGATCGTCGCTCATTCGTCCTTCGCCAAGGTCGAGGTCGATCCGGCTTCACAAAACGCCTTCATCGAAAAGCAGGTCGCCGATCTTCTGAAAACGGAAGAGGCCATGCGCGCCGCTGACGGCAAGGACAGCCGCAATGTCAAGCAGGTTCAGAACCGGATCGAGAAACTGCGCGAAAAGCAAAAGCGCCTTCTCGACACGGGAGCCAAGGACGACTCGCTCTACTGGAAAGAGCTGGGCGTCGATGCGCTCTTCCTCGACGAGGCCCATGAGTTCAAGAACCTCGAGTTCTCGACGTCCATGCAGCGTGTCGCCGGTCTCGGCAACCAAGCGGGCAGCCAAAAAGCCTCTGACCTTTACTTAAAAGTCAATCAGGTGCTCGAGGCCACGGGCGGCAGAAACGTCGTGTTTGCGACCGGCACGCCGATCTCAAACACCATGGCCGAAATGTTCACGATGCAGCGCTATCTCGATGGCAAAGCGCTTGAAGAGCAGGGCTTGAGCCATTTCGACGCTTGGGCGCGTCTCTATGGCGACGTGGTGACGGATTGGGAGCTTTCACCCTCTGGCGCTTACAAGATGAACAGCCGGTTCGCGAAATTCGTGAACATGCCTGAATTGATGCAGCGCTATACGTCGTTCGCCGACGTCATCAATCGCGACGACATCAACGCCCAGCTCGCGGAGCGCGGTGAAAAGCTGCCCGTCCCCAAGATCAAGGGCGGCAAGCCGCAAAACATCGTCGTCGAACGCAGCCCGGATCAGGCCGATTTCATGGCTTCTCTGGTGAAGCGCGCCGAGAACCTTCCCAAGAAGGTGACGAAGGGCTCCGACAACATGCTCAAGATCATGTCGGACGCGCGCAAATCCGCGCTCGACATGCGCCTGATTGATCCGGCCTATCCGGATTATGCAGAGAGCAAGGTCAATAACGCCGCCAATCGGATCGTCGATCTTTACAAGAAATGGGCTGACGACAAAGGCACGCAGCTTGTCTTCATCGACCTTTCCACCCCGAAAGGCGCGGTTGCAAAAGAACAGGCGGCGCTGCGCGAGCTGATTGCGAAGGCGGAGTCTGGGGACGAGGTGGCGCAGGAAAAGCTCGACGCCATGAGCCCGGATGAATTGCTGGCGCTCGATGCTCGGTTCTCGGTCTATGACGACCTGAAACTGAAATTGATTGAGCGCGGCATCCCTGAAAACGAGATCGCCTTCATCCACGACGCCACCACCGAGCAGAAAAAGGAAGAGCTTTTCGGCAAGGTGAAATCCGGCCGCGTCCGCGTCCTGTTTGGCTCGACGGCCAAAATGGGCGCTGGCATGAACGTGCAGGAGCGGCTTGTCGCCCTGCATCACCTCGATGCGCCGTGGCGTCCGGCCGACCTCGAGCAGCGCGAGGGCCGGATCATTCGTCAGGGCAACATCCTCCGCGACCGCGACCCGGAAAACTTTGAGGTCGAGATCAATCGATACGCCGCCAAAGCGACGCTCGACAGCCGCATGTGGCAGACGATCGAAGGCAAGGCGCGCTTTATTGAGCAGGTCCGCAAGGGAACCGAAGGCTCGCGCGAGATCGAGGACGTCGCCGGCGAGGCGGCGAACGCGGCCGAGATGAAGGCGGCAGCCAGCGGAAATCCGTTGATCCTCGAAGAAATGACCCTGCGCCAGCGCGTCAAAAAGCTCGAGAACGAAGAGCGCGCCCACCGTCAGGAACAGTGGAGCATCAAAGACCGCATCAAGCAGAATGAAAAATCGATCGCGTTTAGTGAACAATCCCTCGAGACCATGCGCGAGGACGCCAAGGTTGAGATACCGGAAGAGTTCGCAATGTCGATCCGGGGCGAGACCTTCGATAAGCGCAAGGACGCCGGCGCAAAGATCATGGAGGAAGCTTTCAGCATGCGCGACGCCGGCGCGACGTCGGCGGCGATCGGCAGCTATGGCGGCTTCAAGATCACGCTTCACTATCGCCCGGAAGCCCTTGTCTTCCACATGACGCTCAAAGGTAAGGGCGAATACACCTCTTCGTCGTTCCAAATGTCCGCAGACCCGCAGGGCGTCGCCCAGCGTGTCGTCGTCCTTGCCCGCGAGACGCGCGATCTCGCTTCGGTCGAGAAAGCAATCGCCGAGCGCAAGACGATCATCGGCAAGCTCAATTCCCAGGTTAAAGACTGGCCGAAGAAGGACGAGCTTGCAGAGGCGAAAAAGCGCCATAGCGATATTATCGCTGAGCTTAAACCCAAGCAGAAACCCGCCGAAGCGCCGGCCGAAGAGCCCAAGGCGTCGATTGGTCGTGGCGCGGGCATGTCGCCGGCCGATCTGGTCGATACGCTGACGAGCGGCAAGGATGGATCGATCATCCAAGCCATGCTCGACTCTGGAAAGGTCGTCGTCGAGGCAAACGGCGCAGGCATGCCGACCGGCGCACAAGCCGTGACCATGCCTGACGGAACGATCCGACTGGTCGCCAGCAATGTTGATGCCTCGACCGCGCGCGGCGTGCTGCTGCATGAGGTCTTCCACGTCGGCGCACAGGCGCTCGTCGGTCAGGACAACTGGAAGGCGCTGCTGCGCCGCGTCCAGACGGCGGCCGATGGCGCAAAGCCCGGCAGTTGGATGGCGAAAGCCAAGGCGAGGGCCGAAGCGGCTGACACCTCTGCCGCCAGCATGGCGGAAGAAATCGCCGCCTACGCCGTCGAGAACAGCGAGAACGCTCCCGCCGGCATCCGTGAGATCGCCGATCGTCTGGTTGGCGCGGTCAAGGCATGGGCGCTGCGCAAGTTTGGCGTTCAGTTTGGCCAGGTGACGCCCGGCCAGCTTCGCGCGCTTGCGGTCTCGGCCCTGCGTTCTTGGAAGGCGGCCCCGGCGACAAAGACGGTCGATGGCGTGCGCTATTCGATCGCCGACAGGGCGAAGGCGGCTCTGGCGCCCAGCAAGAAATCGGTTTTCGAGCGCGCCAAGGACAAGGCGTCGAATTTCCTCACCGACATGATGGTCGGCAAGGGATCGAACCTCGGCGACTTTAGCCTGCTGGCCCTGGCTCCCGTGCGTCCGCTGTTCATGGAGCTGACGGAAGGCATGCCGTCGGCCCGCAACTATCTCGATGTGAAGCAGGCCATGGACGCAGATCGCAACGCGATGAACGTCGAGGCCGACAAGATTCTGCAAGAATGGACAAAATGGGCGTCCAAGAACAAAGACGCCAACAAAGAGCTTATGCGTCTCATGCACGAAACGACGCTTGAGCAATATGACCCGAGCCCGGAAGGCCGTAGCAGCAACGCGGGGCCAAACCCTGCCCTGCAACGCGCCTATGACGCGCTTCCCGACGAGGCGAAGCGGCTCTATTCGGTGATCCGCGACACCTACTCGGAGCGCGCCGACGCTGTTGAGGCGCAAATCATTGAGAACGTGAAACAGGCGATGGGCCACACGATCCGCAACGCGGAGCGCAAATACAACGCCGAGATACAGCGCATCAAGGACGAAGGGCTCACCGGCGAGGAAAAGACCAAAGCCGAGAAAGCGGCCAAAGACGCGCTTGAAATGGTCCGCACCCGCGGCCGTCGCAACAAGGCGGCTCGCCTGAAACGCATGCGCGAATATTTCGAGAGCAACCGCCTTGCTGGCCCGTATTTCCCGCTGGCGCGCTTTGGCAATTACTTCGTCACGGTCCGCGACGAAGACGGCAAGATTATCTCCTTCTCCAAATTCGAGAAGGCGGCCCAGCAGAAAGCCTTCGCCGATGAAATGCGCGAGGCTTATGGCAAGGACGCTGTGCAGGAAAGCCTTGCATCGAGAAAGACCGACGAAGAGCGCAATCTTGATCCGCGTTTCATTGCGACGATCGACTCGATCTTGGACAACGCCGACATTGACGTGTCTGTCCGCGATCAGGTCTATCAGGCGTATCTCGAAACCCTGCCGGACCTGTCTGTCCGTAAATCGCGCATCCATCGTAAGGGAACGGCCGGCTTTAACGAGGACGCCGTGCGCGCCTTCGCAAGCCAAATGTTCCATGGCGCGCACCAGCTCGCCCGCTTGCGCTTTGGCATGCAGCTACAGGATCACCTCGCCGAGGCGGCGACTGAAATTCGCAACGCGCCCGATCCGGTCCGCGCCGAATCCGTGATGAATGAAATCAGGCAGGCGCATGATTTCATCATCAACCCGAGCACGTCGCCGCTCGCGCATCACATGACGTCGGCCGTGTTCCTCTGGACGATGGCTTTCAACCTGTCATCTGCGGTCGTGAACGCCTCGCAGACCGTGACCATGGGCATCCCGAACCTTGCGTTTGACCCGGACACGAAAGCCGGCATCAAAAACGCGACGCGCCAGCTTTCCAATGCGACGCGCGATTTCCTGATCGGCAAGGGCTTCGCCGGCAACGCCTCGACGCTTTCGACCGACGAGCGCGCCGCGATGAAGGTCGGTTATGACTCCGGCTTGATCGAGGACTCGCAATCGCACGACCTCGCGGGCGTGGCGGAAAGTGGCATCGACTACAATCCGGCCGCCCAGAAGGTCATGCGCATGGCCTCTTGGCCGATGCACCAGGTCGAGCGCTTCAACCGCGAGATCACCTATCTGGCGGCTTACCGGATCGCGCGCGCCGCTGGACTGGATCACCAGAAGGCCATCCGTAAGGCGTCTGATCTCACCTGGATGAGCCATTTCGACAACCAGTCGAACGCCAAACCGCGCTTCATGCGTCGCGATCTTGGCAAGGTGCTTTTCGCCCTGAAAGCCTATCAGGCGAACATCATCTTCCGGACCTTCCGTGATCTACACCAGGCTCTTAATGGCGTGGACACGGAGACCAGGAACACCGCCTTGAAGCGCTTCGCTGCAACCTTCGGCCTGACGATGGGCGTTGCCGGCATCAAAGGATCGTTCGCCTACAGCACGGTCATGATGATTGCTGGCGCGCTCATGGGCTTGCTCGGCGACGACGACGATCCGGATGAAAAACTCCGCAAGGCGATCGTCGAGAAGGCCGGCGATTCGATGGTTGGCCGGGCGGTTTCCGGCATGCTCATGGATGGCGTTCCCGGCTACTGGACCGGCACGTCGCTTTCCGGCCGCATGGGTATGGGCGATCTTTGGTTCCACACCAATGACCGCGATTTCACACCAGAACAGCGCTGGCAAAATTATCTTGAGCAGTTCCTTGGCGCCGGCGTCTCGCGCGCTCACCAGGCGTATTCTGGCGCGGTCCTAATCATGCGCGGTGACGTCATGAAGGGGCTCGAAAAGCTGGCTCCGGCCGCTCTCGGCAACCCGTTAAAGGCCGCCCGCTACGCTAGAGAAGGCGTGCTGGATAAATACGGCAACCCGATCGTAGAGAACGTCCCGCCGCAAGACTTGCTCAAGCAGGTCATCGGCTTCACGCCGGCCGAGATCGCCGACCGTTACGCCCGAAATAACTACCAATATAACACCCAAAAACGGATAAAATCCGAGGCGACCGAGGCCCGGCAGGGCGTGGCGCGGGCGCGCATGACCGGCGACCAGGCGGCGGAAGAAAAGGCTCAGAAGAAGGTGGACGCCTTCAATGAGCGCTATCCGGATTACACAATCAAACCGAAAAGCATAATCCAATCAATGCGAGCGATGGAGAACAGGTCAGATCGTATGGAGTTTGGCGTCGATCTCGATCCCAAGCTCGCCGAGCGCGTAAAAGCCGGCACATCGCCGTCTATCTACGCCAGATAGGTTGAGAAATATCGGATATTATCCTATAGATGGTCGGAAATTCGAGGATGCAATATGCCCGTCTTTCCGACCAAGGCCATATTCGCGGGCATTTGCCTCGCCCTTTTGCCGCACGCTGCTGCGGCTGACCCTGTTTACGACCTGTTTGACGCTCTCTTCGGACCCCCGCTCGAAGATCGAGCCATCTCGCAGCGGCACGGTCGTAAACATCGAGGCGGCCATGTTGTTTCGTTCTCCGGCAACATGGTCGCCTCTTTTTATGGCGGCGGCGAACGGCTGAACGCACACACGGCGAATGGCGAGCGCTTTCACTCAGGCGCTTTCACCGCCGCGCATCGATCGCTTCCTTTCGGCACGCTGCTGCACGTCTGCTATCGCGGCTGCGCGACCGTGCGCATTAATGACCGCGGCCCCGCCGCCTGGACCGGACGCTCTCTCGATCTTTCACGCGGCGCAGCGCACGCCATTGGCATGCCCGGCGTCGCGCGCGTCAGCGTATCGAGGCTGTGACCATGCGTGACGGCTCTCTTCTCTTCCGCGCCAAATTCACGATCGCCTGCGCCGTGTGGGCGATTTCCTTCGTGCGCAACGTCAGGAGAGTGAAATGACGCTCACCTGGACGGAGACATGGGCCGCGATCATCGTTCTTTGCGCCGTTGGCATGATCTATTTCGGCGGCGAAGCGCTGCGCGACGAACTCAATATCAAAGACAAAAAGCCATGGCGCTGGGGCGATCCGCAACGAAGCGGAGCCGAAGAAGCGACATGGGGAACGCATTTCGTCATCGGGCCAGTCTGTCTTTTTATCGCCGGGCTTTCTGTCCGGCTGATGCTGGGGTGGTAGCGCGATGGTGCAAGAGACTCTTCGCTTTTTGATCTGCGCGACATTGTTCGCGCTTTGCCTTTTTGGAGCCGCCGCGCTGCTGACCGGCTGCGAGAGAGCCGGGCGCATAGCTGCTTACTGTCTCGAAAATCCGAGGAATTGCGACTGATGATTCAAGAACTCGTCACCAAAGTTTTTGCCACGCGAAACGCTGTCCATACCGGACATTGGAAAACTAAGAGCTATGCCGAACACATGGCTCTTGGCGATTTCTATGACGGCCTTGTCGATAAGATCGACGCCATCGTTGAAATGTATCAGGGCGCTTTTGGATTGATTGACAGCATCGATAGCGAACCCGTCGTCGGCAAAGACATTGTGCGTCACCTCACCGACGAAGCGAAATGGATCAACGACAATCGCGAGACCATTTCCGGCGACTGGTGTGCAATCGAAAACGCGCTCGATGATCTCGTAGGGCTGTATCTGACCACGCTTTACAAGCTTAAGAACCTTTCGTGAGGCACGCTATGAATTGGCCCCTGCAACGCGATTGCGACAAGTTTTATGGCAACCCCCGCGGCTCCGGCAGCACGGCGTCCCGGTCATGGGAGGTTGGTTGTCTCACGCGCGTAAAGCCGCCGTTTGCCATGTATTACGACCGCCGCCCGGTCTCCTACATTCTCATGAACCGCAAATGTGCGGACAGTTTCCGGCGCGTCCTCGATAAAATCTGGATCGCCGCCAACAAAGATCAGCAGACAGTCGATAAATGGGGCGCGAGCACCTACGCCGGCTCTTACGTCTATCGCAAGAAGCGCGGCGGCTCGACGCTCTCCATGCACTCCTATGGTTGCGCGATCGATCTCGACCCGGCGCGCAACGGCTTCCGCAACACTCACCCGCACTTTGGTCGCGGCGACGCCTACAAGGTCGTCGAGGCGTTTGAATCAGAAGGCTGGGAATGGGGCGGGCGCTGGGCTGGGCGCTCCTGCGACGGCATGCACTTTCAAGCCGCATGGACACGGCCGGACGCGGTTACACCGCGCAGCGCGCCGACGCCTGTGACCCCAATCTGGCCCGCGCCGCCAACACCCAAGGCCGCACCGACGCCGACAACCCCAGAAGAGCCTGACGTCGCCTGGGCGCAAGCGCGCCTTACCGCGCTCAATTACGCCACCGGCGGCGCGGACGGCGTGATCGGTCCTCTGACACGATCGGCGATCCGGGATTTCCAGGACGACAACAATCTCGTCATCAATGGAAAGCTCGATCAGGCGACGGTGGCTTTACTTGAAAGCGATGACGTTCGGCCGCGCCGCGTGCCACCGGAACGCGCTGCACTGACGGTGGAAGACCTGCGCGCCGGCGGCTCGAAAATCATCGAGGCGGCCGACGAGTCAAAATTTGGCGCGATCGGCGCCGGGCTCGCGACGACGGCCGCCGCGGCGACAAACGCCAGTAGCATTGTTGGCAGCGTCAAGGAAATGACCGCCGGCGCAGAAGCGGGCGTGAGTTGGACTGAACTCGCCCAGACCTATTGGCCGGTTTTCGTCACCATCGCCTCGATCGCCGCCGTCTCTTACTTCGCCTGGTGCGCCTATCGCGCATCCAAGAAGGTCGAGGCCGAGCGCGTCGAGACTGCCCGTAAGGGCCTTAACGTGAGGCTTTAACCCGTGCCGTTCGCGATCCTTCCCATCATTCAAGCGTTTGGTTCCGGCCTTTGGTCGTTCCTGTCCTCGCGCTTCGGCCAGATCGTGCTCGCCTTTGCTGTCGCATGGTTTTGGTCCGGCTGGCGCGCTGACGATCATTGGCGCGCGGTCATCGCCGCAGAGAAAGCAGCGGCCGAAGCCGCCTATCGCGCCGAGGTCGCGCGCCAGGAGCGCGCCGCACAAGAGATCGCCACCGCAGCCACCGCCCGCGCCGAGGAAGACGCCGCGCTTGAGCGCGAGCTGCGCGCTCAGATCGACGCTTTTAACGCCCAGGAGAGTCAGAATGTCCCGCCGCCCCGCACCGTTAAGCAAATCATCTTCCGGGAGCGCGCCGAACCGCCTTCCTCTCGCCCTTGCGTTATCGACAACGATTTTTCTGGCGTCGTGCGCCGGCTCGACGCCGCCGGTTCTCGAAAGACCAAACCTTCCAGCCGCGCCCGCTAATTTTGGCAAGCCGATCGGTTTGCCGGCTCCGGCAAAGGGAAAGAGCGTCCGGACGTTCGCGCTCGAAAACCGCGCCGCCGCCCACCAGGCGAACCGCCGTCTCGAAAACGATCGGGCCTTTTACGAAGACGTGCGCCGCGAGTTTGGCTCGCAGGAGGCGGGACAATGATGTCTGAACCTGCAAGCGAATTTCTGACCATGCTTCGCGATCACATCGCCGAGGTTCTTTCAGCCGGCGGCGTCATCGGCGGCGGGATGCTCGGGTTTCTTGCTGGCCGCAAGAAGAATGAGGCCGAGGCGGCGAAGGCGGAAGCAGAGGCGATCATAGCGCCGTTCCGCGTGCTGATCGACGGATATGAGGCGCAGGCAAAAGCTGATGGCGCCCGGATCGAAGATTTAATGCGTGAGGTAATGGCGCTGCGCGAAGAAGTAAAAGCTTTGCGCCAAGCCCTCGATCAACGACCAAGGGCGGCCACATGAACTATGGCATGAGTGAAAAAGAGCGCGAGCGAACCCGCGCCGCAGTAGAATCGACAAAGAATAAAGACGGGAGCATCAATATTACAAGGGCCGCAGCCGCTCTTGGAATTACAAGAACGACGATGCAGTCCCGGATCAAACGGCTCGGGCGCGAAAGATTTACCGCGCCGCACCTTCCGCATCGATCGCGCCAGATCGACGAGCTGATCCGCGATCGTCTTGTCGAAAGCAGCCGCGTTATTGGCGCTGACGAAGCACGAGAGTTAATCCCGATCAAGATCAACATAGACGGTCCGTTCGCCATTCTTTGTATGGGCGATCCTCATATTGACGACCCTGGTTGCGCCTTCGCTCTTTTGAAAGAGCATTTAGAAATCGCGGCTAATCATCCGTATATCCTGCCGGCGAACATCGGCGACCTGGCGAATAATTGGGTAGGCCGTTTGGCACGCCTCTATGCCGATCAATCTGTCACCGCGCGCGAGTCTTGGACGCTGGTTGAATGGATGGTCAAATCCGTTCAGTGGCTTTTCATCATCGCCGGCAATCACGACCTTTGGACAGGCGCGGGCGATCCCGTCGCCTGGTTCGCGAAGCAAGCCGGCTCGATGTATGAAGAGCATGGCGTGAGGCTTGAGCTTCGACACCCATGCGGCGCAAAGACCCGCATCCACGCCCGGCACGATTTCCCAGGCCATTCAATTTGGAACTCGATGCACGGTCCCAAGCGCGAGCTGGTGGCTGGCTTTCGTGACCACCTGCTGATCGCCGGCCACAAGCACATTGGCGGCGACGAAGGAACGATCAGCCCCGACGGCATCTGCGCCCAACTGGTCCGCGTCTCTGGCTACAAGCTCGCGGACACCTACGCCCGCGCTCTTGGCTTGAAGAAAATGCCGATCCATCCGGCGGCGCTCATCATCATCGACCCGCGCGAGCCGGATAACAGCCGCGGCCGCGTCTTCTGCGCGCCAACCGTTGAGAAGGGCGTCCTGATGCTCGACGCCATGCGCGCTGATTTTGAGAAAAACCAGAAGAAGAAAGGCCGCAAATGCTGATCGGAATTACAGGCCGCGCCGGCGTCGGTAAATCGACGGCCGCAAAATATCTCGTCCAGGAGAAGGGCTATATCTGTGTGCCGTTTGCAGCGCCTTTGAAGAAGATGCTGCGCGGTCTTGGCCTGACCGACCGGGAGACCGACGGCGATCTCAAAGAGCAGCCCAGCGACATCCTTATGGGCGTCACGCCCCGCTTCGCCATGCAGCGGCTTGGCACGGAATGGGGCCGCAACCTGATTCACCCCGATCTCTGGATCGAGCTATGGCGCCGGGAAGCGGAGCGATTGATCGCGGGCGGCCATGGCGTCGTGTCCGACGATTGCCGGTTCCCGAACGAAGCCGACGTCCTGCGCAAGCTTGGCGGCAAGATTATTGGTCTGCGAACCGACGAAGCGCTTGATCCGGCCGTCGTCTCGCACGCCAGCGAGACGCAATCGATCGAACCAGACGTCAAAATCCTAAACTCCAAGGTCTCGTTCGACGATTTTTATGCCCGGATCAATGGCGCGCTCGAACACCTGGGGGAGCCCCATGCAAGATGACGACGACATTGCCCCGCCCGAGCCTTCGATCGACGATTATTACGATCCTGTCGCCCAGCGCATCGTCGCTTTCACGATCCTCTTGCGCGCCGGCCGAGATATTGCCGACGCCGAGGTGATCGAGGAATGGCGCAAGGCTGTAAAGACGGCGCGGCTCGCCATTGGGCGCATCCCAACAGCCGAGCTTTCGTCTTTTCCGGGAGGTCGGGCGTGATCCTCTACGTCGTCCTCTATGTCTGCACCATGGGCCAACCCTGCGACGTGCGCCACGCGCGCGCCTATCAGGCGTTCACGGCGCCGCCCGGCAACATCATCTGCGGGACGCCGGCGACCATGACTATTGTGCAGTCATCGATCGCCCCGGCCGAGCACGAATATATCAGGCAGAGGTGCGAGCTGCGGGCGCAGTAGCGGCTTGCAGCCAATCGACCCCGGCCCACCGATCGCCTGTATGACGCAAATGCGTGTAGCGTTTCAGGCTTGTCCACGACCGATGGCCGGAGACTGACGCCACCTGCGGAATGTTCAGACTTAGCTCGAACAGCCGCGAGACGCCTTCGTGGCGCAGGTCATGGAAATGCAAATCCTCGATGGCGAGCGTCTTGCAGGCGCGCGTAAAGGCCGCGCTGATGGCGTCCGCGCCATAGGGGAATATGCAGTCATCCTCGCGCGGCATGCTCTTGATGATTGCGACGGCCTCGGCGGGCAGGTCGCACCAGACGTTGTTTCCCATTTTGTCGCCTGGGTTCTTCATGTCCCGCACTAGGACGCGGTTTGAATCAAAATCCGCCCAGGCAATGCGGGTGATCTCTTCCAGCCGGCGCGTCGAGAAAAGCGCAAAGGCGATGATCTTGTGCATGGGCGCGGAGGATGGTCGGCGACGCTGGCGGTCGCCAAAATAGGCCATAAGCTTTGCTATTTCTTCTAGGCTCGGGCGCCGCTCGCGCTGGCGCGATTTCGAGGTCATGCCGAGCCGCTTTGTCACCGCCATGGCGTCTTTCATGGCCTGCTGGTCGAGTGGATAGCCCCAGGCCGGGCGCGCGATAGAGAAGACGGCTGCAAGGTGGGAGAGATAGTTCTGGACGGTTTGCGGCGTCCGGCCTTCGCCGAGGTCGGCGGTAAACTCGACGAGATCATTGCTCCCGATCTTTGAGCAGCGCATTTCGGCGATCGGCATCGTCTTGATTGTCCGGAGCACCTGTTCCTTGGTCCGGCCCATGGCCTTTTTTGATTCGGCGATATAGCGGTCGATCGCCTCGGCGAGGGTGGGGTCCACCGTCTTGGCCCGCTCGAAGCCGCCCGGCTTGGAAAGCTCGGTTTCGCGCTTGTCGATCCAGATCAGGGCCGCCTGCTTGCGGTCGAAGGTTTTGGTCTCGCGGTGCATTTCACCGTCGCGGCGAACGGCGATCTGGGCCATATAGCCCATTGAACCGTCTTTCCTTTTCCGCGGTATGATGGTTCCCATTTACAGCACGCCTCCGAAAGATACAGCATTGCTGTAAATGCTGTGAGGAAATAGTCAAATATAGGAGCTTATCCGATCCAATCGGACGCAAATTGGACGCAGGAAATGGCTGATAGAACTGGTAAAATGCTGAAATCATCGGATATTCGCTTTAGTATTGCCCCGATGATGGACACGACAAACAGTTTCAAAAAAAACCGCGCTATCAATTAGATATGCGCGGTTCAAATTTTCGTGCTGTAAATTTTGCTGTCCTAGCTTGAAAGCTGCTTTAGCTCCTTCAATGCCGCTTCACGTCGCTCATCAAGCCACGCAGCAAGGTCGTGCAAGTGAACGCCCCTCGCAGCCTTCTGACTGGCTTCCATGCGCACCAATGGGAGCTTGACTTCACCGTGCATCATTTTGCGCGCAAGCTTGTCCGGCGTCAGGTGCGTAAAATAGTCTCGGCAGACCGTTTCGAGCGGGATCACGGCGGCGGCGCCATACTGCGCCATAAGCAAGAATCGCGTGTTCATCTAATCCTCACACATCGACGTGTCGAACGGCGACGCCTGACTCGCGCAGGATCGTCGCGGCGATTTCCATGTCTTCTGACCACCGCTCCGGAATTGGCTTGTCCTGGATCGCGACACAGGTGATCCCTGACTGCGCGATCATCGAGGCGCACCGAGCGCATGGGTGGAACGTGCAATAGAGAGTGCAGCCGGCCAGCGCCTCGCGGGCGTTCAGGATGGCGTTCACCTCTGCATGCACGATCGCGGGATATTTCCAGCTTCGGTCAGCGTAGCGCTCTGGGTGGTGCTCTACGCCGCGGGCAAAATCATTGTAGCCAAAGCTGGCTTGGGTCTTGTCCGGTCGGACAATGACCGCACCGACCTTGGTTGACGGATCGCGTGAGCGCTGGGCGACGAAAGCCGCAAGTTGGAGATACCATTGATCCCAATTTGGGCGGGCTATCATTCGGCGATCTCTGGCTGAACTACGATTTCATCCTGGATAGGCTCAAGCCCGAGACAATCTCTCATGGGGATTGTCATAGACTGGTTGGAAAAATCATCCGATGGGCCAACCAGTATTCTGTCTAAGTCACCATCCAATTCGTGAATTTTTACGCGAACAATCGCCCAACGCTGCGCCATCTTGGCTCTCCAAAAAATCGGATGATTCTAGGTAAATATCCTCAGATATTTTCCGGTGTCAACGGATGTTTTCCGATGCTAAAAATATTACACAGTCTGAATAAAAGAACAAATATAGAACATATTGGATGTGGAAAAACCTGTGGCGCTGTGGATAACGCTCACAGGTTTAAGAAAACTCAGGCTTTATCGTAGTTGAGAATAAACCAAACGTCTTCTTGATCTGATAGTTTAGCCTTTTTTAACCATACTAAAATATGTGAACGGCCAGCAAATGCGGCGAGGTATGGGTTATTCGCCTCAAACAATGACGGATCAACGATGAAACCTTTGGCTGTAATTCCATTATCGATAATGGAACACGACCCGTTCATGATGTCTAAGCCCGCAAACATTACGCGGCGCTTTTCTATCTCCCCGACGCTCTTCACCTTTGAGAAGTTAATGCCTGTCCGTTCGAGGATCGTGCGTTCTAATGACTGATCCGACATTCTGAAAACGTCATGACCATTGCCGTCATCGAGACCCAGCAACCAGTCATCGGACACTTTGAATATGCTCGAAAGTTTCTCAATGTCCTGCATTTTTAAGGATTTTTGCTTCTTTGTAACGAGGAAAGCGTGCATAAATCCATCGCTGTGACCCAGCTCTCTTGATAGAGCGGCCATGTTGGCGCCTGTCTCTTCAATCTTTTGCTGCACTCGCTCGCGAATGGTATCCCAACGCATGATACGCTCCGGCTTGTTGCAATGCACAATCGTTAATGTCTGCCCGCATCAAATAGGATCGCTCGGAAAATATCAACAAAAATTTCCGCAGGTGGCTTGACGGAATAGGATGGATCGGAGATTATCCGATTCATGGAAGCTCAACTCCGACACAATCTGACCAGGCTTGGCGAGCGCTACGCCGCTGCCGAGGATTGCAAACTTAGCCGCGTCGCCCGTCTTGCAACCGGCGATAGCGATTTCTTCGATCGCATCCAGCGCTCGACATTTACGGCCAGAACCTATGACCGAACCGTAAAATGGTTTGAGCGCAACTGGCCGGAAGGCACGCCCTGGCCGTCTGACGTCCCCCGCATCAATAAATCTGCCCGCCTCTCCGAGGTCGGCTAATGCGCCAGACAACGACGCGCTCGCGCGCCTCTTCTGCGGAAGACGCAATTCAGGCGGAGATCATCGGCCTGCTTAAGGTCGCGTCGATCCACGACCTTATCTATTTCCACCCCGCCAACGGGGGAAAGCGCCCGATCAGCACAGCGCGCCGTCTGAAAGACATCGGCGTCGTCGCCGGCGTTCCCGATCTCGTCATGATCCACCCCGAAACGGGCGTGACCTACTTTGTCGAGGTCAAGACTGACAAGGGCTCCCTTTCCAAAGAGCAGCGCGCCTTTCGCGACCGTTGCCTGTCACTCGGCCATCCGTGGGCGCTAGTCCGCTCGCGCGACCAGTTCCAGGACGTCGCGACCGAATGGGGCCTGCTGCGCATAACAAAGAAGATCGGGAGGGCGGCATGAAGATCGCCACCGGCTACGATCGAGCCAACCATGAATGGTATGTCGAGCCCGAGTATTGCACGGCCGCGCTTTTAAGCGTCGAATTTTTCGACGGCGTGACTCTCGATCCCGCTTGCGGTCAGGGCAACATCGTCAAGACGCTGCGCGCGGCCGGCGTCAATGCGTTTGGCTCTGACATCGTGCAGCGCGTTGATTCCGAGCCTTGGTTTATCGGTGAAAGCGATTTTCTGACCAACACGGTCACTATTCCAATCGCGAACATCGTCTGCAACCCGCCGTTCTATCGCGCCAAAGGCACGGAGCTTTTCATCCGTCGCGCCTTGTCGATCGCAGCGCGCAAGGTCGCCATCTTCACCGATGTCAAATTCTTGGCTGGTCAAAGGCGGGCTCGCGGGCTTTTCACCGACATGCCGCCGGATCGTGTCTGGATCATCAACCCGCGACCGTCATGTCCGCCGGGTGAATATCTTCTCAACGGGGGAGAAGCCAAAAACGGGCAAGCCGATTGGTGTTGGCTCGTTTGGGATTTGGCCGGGTCCGCATGGAAAGGCCCGACACAGTTAGGTTGGTTGAAAGGAGAACAGTAATGGCGATTTCACTTGATTCACTTCGGATGGTGCGAGCCGACCAGGCGCCGCGCATCTTAGTCTACGGTCCGCCTGGCATCGGCAAGACGACGCTAGCGTCAGAGTTTCCTGATGCGGTTTTCTTGCAGGTCGAGGAAGGCACGCCGGGCGGTGTTGAGCTTGCCTCGTTTGGTCTGCTGAAAACCTATGGCGACGTCATGAAGGCCATTGGCCTGATTTACGACAATCAGCTTAATTTCCGCACGGTCGTCATCGACTCGATCACGGCCATGCAGCGCCTTGTCTTTGCCGAAACCTGCGAGCGCGGCGACGAGAAGGGCAACCGCAAAACCAACATCGAGGATTTCGGCTACGGCAAGGGCTACGTCTATGCGCAGCGCATTTGGCAGGAGCTTTTGGACGCGCTGAACATGCTGCGCACCGACAAGGGAATGACGATTATCCTGATCGCCCATTCCAAGATCGAGCGCTTCGATGATCCGGAGAGCGTTTCCTATGACCGTTATGAGATCGACCTTCACGACAAGTCGAAGGGCGCGATCGAACGGGACATGGACGCCATTCTCCTGATGAAGAGCCCCGTCACCGTCCAGAAGGAGGAACAGGGCTTCAATAAGGAGCGCGCACTTGCGACCGGCGGGGCGCAGCGCTGGGTGCATGCGGTCGCCCGCCCGGCCTTCACGGCGAAGAACCGCTACAAAATTCCGGACAAGTTTCTTTACACCGAGGGCAAGGGCTACGCCGAATTAGCCAAATACCTCCCGGCGCAAAAGGCGACCGACACGGAACAGACGCGCGACGAAGCCGCGTGATCCCTCATAATCTGATTGGAGTTTGAACAATGGCTAATCTCGGTGAAACCTTTGACACGGAACAGATGGACCTCGGCGACGACCTGCTGCCGCCTGGCGAGTATTTCGCCCAAGCGATCGAGGCCGAGCTAAAGGACACGCAAAGCGGCGGCACGATGCTGACCTTCACCTTTGAAATTCTCGACGGTGATTTTCAGGGACGGCGCATTTGGGAACGTCTGAATTACATCAACAACAATGAAATGGCGCAGCGCATCGCCCGCCGGGAAATGGGCCGCTTCGCTATGGCGATTGGTCTCAACACCTTCTCGGACACGGAAGATTTCCTGTTCAAGCCGGTTCGCATCGACGTCGCGATCCGCAAGGACAAGAACGGGCAATATCCTGACCAGAATGGCATCAAGAAATACTTGCCGGTCGATGGCGCTCCCGCGCCCCAGGTTGCGACTAACGCATCACCGTCTCGCCCGGCCAGCAACGCCAACAGCGCTGCCCCTTCCCAGCAGCGCGCTGCGGCTGGTGTCGGTTCCCGACCCTGGGACCGTCGCTGACGTAGCAAACTAGGCGTCCGGCTTATCCAGCACCCGTAGGTCGGACGCCACTTTCTTCATTCAATGTCTTTGGACGTCGCAACAGGAGTTCGCGATGAACGCTCTCACTACGCCTGAAACTGGCCATAACAACCCGCCTTCAAGCCTCATTATTGCAGCCGAAGAAGCGATCGACGGCATCAAAAGCTATCTCAAAAACAACGAGACGATCACGAACGTCCCCGAGGCGAACCGTTATCTCGACGCCGCCAAGGACATCATTGACGAGCTGGAAGAAGCGCGAGACGCCCTGGTCCGCCCTCACAACACGATCGTTAAGAATATTAATTCCGAGTTTCGTTCGGTTCGCGATCCGCTTGAGAAGCTGCGCGACGAGCTGAAAGCGCGCCTGATAAAGGCCGGCGAGTCGATCCGGACAGGCGAGACTTTGCAGATCACGGACGCGCAAAAGCTTTTCACCGCGATCCTCAAGGAACGCAACGGCATCCTGACAGAAAAGCTCGCCGACGCCCTGAAAATGGCGGCGCGCGATTATCGCAAGCTCAAGGGCGAATTGCCTCCCGGAATCGTCGTCGTTCAGTGAGTTCGAGCCATGGTCGCTCTCAAAATGGAATCCGATACGGTCCAAGCCATCTATACGGCTTACGCCTCCGCTCATGACGAGGACGAGCGCACCTATTTGGGCGCGTCAATCATCGGCGAAGAGTGCTGGCGCAAGCTCTGGTATGGCTTCCGCTGGGCGACCGTGCCCGAGCAATTCGACGGCCGCATGCTGCGCCTCTTTCAAACGGGCCACCGAGAAGAGGCGCGCATCATCGACGACCTGCGCCGTTCTAGCGTCGAGGTCTGGGAAACTGATCCGGAGACCGGCGGTCAATTCGCCGTCTCCGAGGTCGGAGGCCATTTCAAAGGCCACGCTGACGGCATTGCCATTGGCGTCAAGGAAGCGCCGAAAACGCCTCACTTGCTGGAAGTGAAAACGCACAACGCCAAGAGCTTTAAGAAGCTCCTGGCCGAGGGCGTGCGCATGACCAAGCCGCTCCATTACGCGCAGATGCAGACATACATGCACCTGCTTTCCCTCACGCGGGCGCTTTATGTCGCGCATGGCAAGGACGACGACGCCCTCTATGCCGAGCGCGTCGAATACGATTCGGTTTACGCGGCCCAGATCGTCGCCAAGGCGCAATCGATCATCACGGCCGCCCGTCCGCCGCAAAAGCTACACGAAGACCCGACGCGGAAAATGGCGTTTGGCTGCGTCTACTGCCCTGCCCTGTCCGTTTGCCACCAGGGAGCATGGCCGAGGCGAAATTGCCGGACCTGCATCGAGGCGACGCCGAAGCTCGACGGCGATGGACGCTGGTTCTGCGAGCATCACAAGCAAGACCTGACCAAAGAAGATCAAAAGCAGGGGTGCAAGGCTCATCGCCTGATCCCTGAATTAGTGAACGGCGAACAGGTCGATTGCGATCCGGAAAAGCGAACGATCGTTTACGCCATGAATGACGGCTCAACATGGGTGGATGGTGAGAATCATGAGTGATTGGGTAGAGCGCGCGCGCGAATTGAGAGAACGCGGAAACTCATGGCCAGTTGTGGCTCGCATCGTCGGTCGGTCTGAAATGCAAGTGCGCTATGCGCTAAACGCTGATTTGCGGGCCAGGATTAAGCTTTGGAGCAAGATCAAACGCGAGAACATGAAGGCGCAGAAATATGACTCTTGACCTCCGGCCCTATCAACGCGCGGCGCTCGACGGCCTGTATGATTTTTGGAAAACAGGCGGAGGCAATGGTCTGATCGTATTGCCGACGGGCGCCGGAAAGTCGCTCGTCATCGCAAAGCTTTGCCAAGAGGTTTTGGCGACCTATCCAGACATGCGCATCGGAATTGTCACGCACGTCAAGGAGCTGGTCAGCCAAAACGCCCAGGAGCTTTTGCGCGCCTGGCCTGGTTCGCCCGTCGGCATCTATTCCGCTGGTCTCGGACGCCGGGACACGCGCGCCAAGATCATGTTTATGGGCATCCAGTCCGTTTACAACAAAGGCGATCGTCTGGGCGATTTCGATATGCTGCTGATCGACGAGTGCCACCTGATCCCGCGCTCGTCGGCGACCATGTATGGCAAGTTTCTTGATTCATGCAAAAGCCGCGTGCGCGACATGCGGATTGTCGGTCTCACGGCTACGCCTTATCGCCTGGATAGCGGCCGTCTTGATAAGGGCGATGAAGCGCTTTTCGACGAGGTTGTCTTTGAAGCCAATGTCAGAGACCTGATCGAGGCCGGCTATCTCTCGCCGTTAATCTCGAAAGCCACCCTTGCCCAGATCGACACGAGCGGCTTGCACCGCCGCGCCGGCGAATTTGTTCAATCCGAGCTTGACGAGCGCGCGCGCATCCCGTCGATCGTCGAGGCGGCCGTCGAGGAAATCGTCGCCGCGGGCCAGGATCGCGCCGGCTGGCTTATCTTCTGCACGGGCGTCGAGCATGCGGGCCAGGTGCGCGACGCGATCCGCCGGCACGACATCACTTGCGAGAGCGTTACGGGCGACACGCCGGCCGGCGAGCGCGACAGCATTATTCGCCGCTACAAGGAAGGCAAAATTCGTTGCCTCACATCGGTAGGCGTTTTGACGACGGGCTTTAATGCCCCGCACGTTGATCTTCTCGCCATGCTGCGCCCTACCCTATCGACCGGGCTTTACGTCCAGATGGTCGGCCGCGCCTTCCGTCTTGCGCCTGGCAAAGCCAACGCCCTCATTCTCGATTTCGCCGGCAATGTCGTCCGGCATGGTCCCGTTGACGCCATCAAGCCCAGGCGAACGGGCGCCGGCGCGTCCTCGGAAGACGAACGCGGCGATGGCCAAGAGCGCGTTATGGCGAAGGCTTGCCCGTCCTGCCATGTCTATGCGCCATTGAGCAAAATGGAGTGCGAGTGCGGCTATCGCTGGCCGGAGCCCCCGCCACGCCATGAGGCGCGCGCCGCTGATGACGCCCCGATCCTGACGACCGAGGCAGTCAAGCCAAAGCGCTTCGAGATCGAGAAGGTGACGTTTAACCGTCACACCAAGCCTGGCTCGCCGGATTCAATGCGCGTCGAGTTCCATTCCCTTGCTACGTCCTTCGCGCAATGGGTCTGCTTCGAGCACCAGGGCTATGCGCGTCAGAAGGCGAGCCTTTGGTGGGGCAAGATGGGCGGCTCTCTACCTGCGCCAAAGACAGTCGAGGAAGCCCTAGATCGCGCCACGGACGAATTGAAAACCGTGGTCGGTGTCGAGGTACGCACGACCGGCAAATATCCGGAAATCATTTCGATGATCTTCGCCAAGAATGACGATCGCTCAACTCGATCGCGCGATTACGGCGTGCAGTCGTCGGAGGTTCCATTCTGATGCGCAAGGTCATTTGCTCTACGGAAAAGGACAACTTTGGCGACGGTGGGATTTGCTGGTGCTGTAGGAAACGCAGCGAAGGCATTGGCCACTATTACGGCGCGCGAAACAATCAGCGGATCGTCTGGTCCTGTTACGATCACATCAGGCTTGCAAAGAAGGCTACGACCATGGCCCACAAAGAATATGACTTCTACGAGAACAAGTCGCTCGATGCAGCCGGCGAAGCCGCTGGCCAGTATCTCGACAAGATCGGCAAGACTGACATGGCTTCGCTCGATTTGCACGAATGGCGGAAATTCTGCCAGACGATGATCGACGCCTTTGGCGACGACCTCGCGAAACGTGTCTCTAGCCATGAGGCTCCATTCTAATGGCCGATCTTGGTGCAACATTCGACGCCGGCCTGGGCGACGATTTTATATCGGCCGTTGACGAGCTGCGGGCGCGCGATCAATGGGTCGCGTGGAAGCTGCTCACGCGCCCCGGCGCCAGCAAGCCGACAAAGCCCCCTGTCAATCCCAACACGGGCGGCCCAGCGTCCCATTCCGATCCTCGCACCTGGTCGAGCTACGCAAGAGCCGAAGCGCGCGCCAAGCGCGATAGCCTAGCCGGCGTCGGCTTCGTCCTAACCGATGACGACGACTACACCGGCATCGACCTGGATAAATGCCGCGATCCGGCGACGGGCGAGATCGAGTCCTGGGCGCAAGCGATCCTCGACCTGGCCGAGACCTACGCCGAGGTCTCGCCGTCCGGCACCGGCATCCGGATGATTGCGCGCGGCAAGATCGAGAAAGCGGTCAAGTCTGACGTCGCCCATGTCGAGCTTTACGTCTCGCAGCGCTACCTCACGATCACCGAGCAGCACATCGAGGGGACGCCGAACGAGATCCATGAGGCTCCGAAGACGCTGGCGGCGCTGATCGCGCGCGCCGAGTCCATGCGGCCGAAGCGCGAAGAGCCTCAACCCAGCCCCATCCCGCCGCGGCCATCGAGCGCCCCGCGCGGCAATGAAACGCGCGAGCGCGCCTGGGCGTCAAAAGCGCTGGAAGGCGTGACGTCGGAGCTGGCGGGCCAGGGTGAAGGCGGGCGCAACCATGCGCTCAATGCCGCCGCTTACCGGCTGGGGCGTCTCGTCGCGCGCGGGTGGCTCGCCCAGGCGGAGGCGATCGCTGGTCTGGAAGACGCCTGCAGGCAGAACGGCCTATGGAAAGACGACGGCCCCAAGGGCGTGCGGGCGACGCTCATGTCTGGCTTGCGTTCAGGATTGGCTCAACCGCACGAAGACCTGCCCGAGAGCGAATATGGGGATGACACGGAAGCCGAAGCGCTGGGCAACCAGATCGCCACCAAGCTCGTGCAGATGGACGACGGGACGGTCATCAATGAAGAGACAGGCGAGATCGCCGAGTCACACAGCCCATCCAAGGACGGCGCTGGCAAGCGGATCGACACGGACGATTTCCCCGACCACCTCACCTATGTTCCGGGCTTCCTCGGCGATCGTGTCGAATATCTGAATGACACGGCGGTC